AGACTTTCCCAGAAGAGAAAGGATTAAAAAAATGTAGATCTGCATTTGATCTTATGAAAGATACCAATCCAAGATTAGTCGTCGATGGTTTCATGTCCAATGTAATGCCGTATGCGGATAAAATTTCGTCGAAAGATGAAACATTTTTTATCAACGAATCTAAAAATCTCGATTTTATGAAAGGTGTTAACTTGAAAGAACATTGGGGAGGGTGTTCTGAAAACACAAAAAACGCTATCTGGCAGTATGTACAAACCCTATATATGCTCGGTACAACTATTAAAACTATACCAGCCGACACACTTAACATGATTGAAAAAGTTGCTAAGCAATGTGCTGATAATATGGGTGACGATGCCAATAGTATGGACGAAGCTCAACTTATGAAAACAATGCAAGGTATGCTCGGTGGAATGTTAGGTAACGGTAAAAAATAAACTCCTATTATATAAATGACATCGTGGTTCGACGATCCCAAACAACTCATTCGTACAGATAAAGTTTTAAATTTTTGGCCATCCAGTACACAATCATCAGAAGAACGTGTAAATTCGGCAGCACGTTTTATAATTTATGCAACTTGTATAATATATTTAATAAAAAGAGATGTGCGTATATTTGTTATAGGCGCCACTGCACTAGGTGTACTTTACATAATGGAAAAATCTAATATGGTTAAGGAATCCCTTAACAGAACAAACCAACCAGAATACAAATATGGACAGTGTCAAATGCCAACAAAAGATAATCCCATGGGAAATGTTCTCATGTCGGATTTTGGAGACAGACCAGATAGACCATCATCTTGTTATTATCCAACAGTACAAACAAGTGTTAATAACTTAGTAACCGACGGTGTTAAATATGGACCAGCTCGATCGAGATCTTCAGCACCAGAACATCACAGAAATGCCATGTCTAGACAATTTGTATCTGTTCCAGACGTTGCGTTAACAGCCGACTCTCACTATGAGTTCATACACGGTAAGAGAGAACAAACGTGTAGACAAAACCCACGCATGTGTAATCCAGATGCAAGAGGTGTACAACTCGAAGCATTCAGAGGTTTAGATCCAGATGGAGATTCCCGTGTCCATGGAAGTAGAGCACCGGCTAGCTTTTCTCCTTAAAAATTGTTTTTTTACTTATTAGTAGATACTCGATTTGCTTAAACAAAATCTTTTGTAATAGTAAATGGCGTACCAACTCCAACCAGGATTGAAAATAGTCGAAGACAAAGCTATTCCAAATACATGTGCGACTGAAGAGGTTTTTTTATACCCCCAGCCCAGTACACTAAACTATGGTTCATCGAGACCAAATACCATGTTATACGGAACTGCCCCATACATGGCAGGTAAGGGATCCCCAGCCCAATATATAGAGACAAGTGACACACTTCGTCCACAATCAACGACGAGATTCAATAAGGTTTTAGCAAAGACTTACGAAAAAAATTTTCATCCACTTCAACATGTCGAGTGTAAAGTTCCACTCCGAACTCAAAGTTACGAACCCGCGAGTACACGTGCTGATGTACAAAATGGTATGTTCGGTAAAAGGTACATGAATAAAAATGTTAATAAGAAATAAGAATGGCTGACCCATTATCGATTTTTGCTATTGCAGGATTAGTTTATGCAGGTCGTAAACTCAGTAAAAGTTCAGACGAACAATATACTCTTCAAGCTGCTCAAATAGCAGACCAAGTCGACGTTAGACCAGAATCTAATAGAAATTTAACTATAGACGATGATTTTTTGGGACAAACTTCACCCCTTGTTGAATCAGAATATATGTCTAAAACTGAAGTTTCATCGTTTGGTGATATATCTCAACAAGGTAGATCATCGGGTGGTGAAGTCTTAGAAATGAGAAATAGAATGTATGATGGAGGAATTATGAATAACCTTTCACCAATTGAAAGAACAAATGTAGGTCCAGCCCTTGGTGTTGGTCCAGATGTACCCGCTATAGGTGGACATCACCAACTTTTACGTATTAACCCAGAAAATGTTGGTGCGTATAGATTAACAACTTTACCAGGGAGAAGTGGTCCCGCCTTTGACGGTAAAGGTGGTCGAAGAGGTATTGCTGGAGAATTAGGTCATAACAGACCTGAGAAAACTGCGTATCTCCCAGATCGTCTTCCAAATACGGGTGGTAGAGCACAGGGATTTTCCGGTAGAACAGTGCGAAATGAACATGAAAGAACAAAAAGAACAACAAACAGATCAGAAACTGGTTCTAGAACAGATACACTTTCTACAGCATCAGCAAAAAGAACAGTTTCGGCACTTACTAGAGCTGCTGAACCAACTAGAAACAAAAAGGATGGTAACATGGAAGCTTACCAATACCAAAATAACCCAGCACCAGGTATTCATAAATTCAGCCACGGTTACTTGAATTCGCCAGGTTCTAAAATCGGTGAAAAGCGTGTATATGGGGATGCATACACATCGAGTGAACTTGGTAAATACGGATTTAGACCAGACGATAGAAGAGGTAAAGCGGGTCGCGCAGCTGGTCCAGGTCGTATGAATGTTCGTGCCGATCCACTTAACCAAGGTGGTATGGTGACGAGCGTTCGTTCTGATACGACACGTATAGATGGTCGTGTAAACTCAGCAGACGGTGGATGGACACAACATTACAAAAACAATGATTATCATCAATTCAATGCTTATAAAGGTAATTTTAACCCTAACAGTACCCAGGATGGTTTGGGTGTTGCTAAAAGACAACTCCAAAATAACCCACTCTCGCATAGCCTCTGTTAAATAAAAATGAAAACATCAAGTTAAACATTCATTAAAATAATACTCCGTTATTTTAATGAAGGTACATACCTTAGATATAGATAGTGGAGAACGTGATCCTGTATCTTATCCTAATCCAAGTGATTATATTGTTAATTTAAAAACACCTATTTACAATGTTAGTAAAATATCATTAATATCAGCACGTATTCATAATAGTCAATATCTCATAAACGATAGAAACAATACATTCACTATTAATAGTTCATCTACTAATTATGATATAACGATACCAAATGGAAACTATGACGGTAAAGATTTAGCTTCGAATGTTGTTGTGAATTCAAATAGCATATTATCTGGATCTACGTATGATAAAGATACGAATGCTATAACCTTTGAAGGTCCAAATCAGTTTAGTTTTGATTTTTATAACGGTAAAAATGGGTATAAATCAACCGTGAGTGGTAAAACAACACCACACGATGTATTAGGTCTAACTGCAAGTAACGTATTTTCTACATCCACTTCTCCTTATAAAATGGAAACTGGTAGCGTTAATTTACAAGGTGCAGATGCTATTATAGTCAAATTGAGTAGTGGTTCTGACGATTTTAATAAATCTATATTTTCAGATTTACCTTTTTACACTGGTCGAATACTTTTGTGTGGTGATGTTATAAATTATTCGGGTGTAGACGATGCTGTAGAACACAATTTTGATTCGGGTAAACATAAAACGATATCGAAGTTACGTGTTCAATTTTATTATAGTAGTAATAATCGTTTAATACCTTATAATTTTAGAAATGCAAATCATATATTAAAACTTGCAGTTACGTGTTCGACTGATAAATTTGTTAATATACCTAGATTATCTAATGAAGAAACCGATGAAGAAATTATATCCGAGACTTTAAAAACACCTATGAATATCCTCGAAAAAGAAGAAGAGGATAGTCATAAATGGGATGCATTTATATCTATATTTTTATTAGTTTCTATGGCAATATTTTTATTACTTGTTATTAAAAAACCCCAAAAAGTTACTTCGTAATAGCGAAGACTGGTTGTTGTGGTCTTTGTACCTTAGAAGACACCCTGGACACCGCCAAGTAGACGAAGATGGACAAGAGAGTGGTGAACAAGGCAGTGAGCGTGTAGTTCATACCTCCGTTCTTGTTAACTTTGACAACTTGGTTGACGACCCATCTCACCAAGTCGACCCACGAAAGGGCGGCGGCAAATGAGAAGCCAGCAACGATAGCGTTGAGGGATTGACCTTCGAGTTCACGGGCGATGAGCATAGCAGTTTCTTGGGCAGACATTTTTTATACTATAAATGTAGATTTTATTCTGGGAACAAAGTATCCTCGAATAAAATTTTTTTATACTTTTTAGTGTTTTTTAAATACCCTTTAAGCATTTTAGGTTTACTTCCTCCTGAAGAAGACGATTCAGTTTCGGATTCAGTTTCGGATTCAGTTTCAGTATCGGATTCACTTTCACTTTCACTTTCATCTGAGCTATCACAAGATATTTTGAAAAATGATGATTCGATATTAGATCCCTCTGGATTAGAGGTGTTCATTACTATCTATAGCATTTTTTAACATCTGTTCTGTCGGGTTTTTCGGCACCCATTCTTTCCAACTATCATACGCCATGTTTATTTTAACAAACTTGTATTCTCTACCTGAATACCTTGTAAATTCAATATCTTCTTCCTCTTCATCTATAATTTCAAGTTCATCTTCACTATCCGTATCTTCTTCGTATATTTCTGGGAAAATAGACCCTGTTTTTTTACCGACCTGGTTCATAGCACAGTACTTCATAGCGTATTCCATATCTTTACCAAGAAGTATATCTCTACCACACGCTTTTGCGTACCCTGCTGCAAGTACCATTGCCTGTTCTAAAACTGGTTGTATAATATTTAATGCTGAACCCTGTATTTGTTCTTGTATAAGTAGACTTGCATCATTTTCTTGTTGAAGTGTCATTTTAATAGAGTAAATTTGCAATACCGTTCTCCACTTGGAGTATATTATAACTTTGTGCCAAAACTCTAAGTTCTCTTTCAGCCTTATTATCCGGTGTTGTTGTAATTTTTAGTATCTGGTCTTTAATTAAACTGAAATTAACTTGTCCTGTTGGGTACCATCTTTCGGGTTCTAAAGCAAAACTATACGAATAGTACCTTCTAAATAGTTGTGTTCTTGTATGATGTATACCGCTTTGAACCGCGCGTAAATTAATAACTTCACCAGCCGCTCCACTAATAACATCGGTATCGTCTAATGTTAAAGAAAGTTTTTGTAAATTCTCATAGTTCGTATATTCGTTAGTGGTATTAAATACTTGAAAAAGGGAATCGTAATCAAAATTGGTAACAAAATGAGGATTCTCTGAATAAAGATTTTCTTTTCTAAGTCTTTGAATTATAAAAAAAAGTTCCTTTACGGGATGTTTAAAATTAAGTCTATGTGTTGTATTTACCACGCTGTTAAGATTTGCATCTTTGGGTATTATATCCTTAACTTCTTGAATTTGTGTGATTGCGTAATTTGTTTTTTTAGATTTTATCTTATCCTTTTCATCTTGTACTAACGATACCATTTCGGTCGTTATTTTCGTTCCTTTTATTAGACCTTTTGTTTGTACATAGTCACTTAAATAATAAATTGAATTATTTGCAGGGTTGGCTGTATCGAACCCAAAAATACAATCTTTTAGATCTCTAAGTTTAATAACAATTTCAATTTCCTGTTTATCTATCGCAAATACAGGAATGGCAAGTTCGGGATTATTATAAAAGTAAAAAGGAATATCGACGAAAAATTTCTGGTTAGATGTAGCGAGTCCTAGATATCCTGCTATACTTTTATTGGAAACGGGTGTACCTGACAGTTCTCCCGGGGGCTTTCCAATAAGTTTAGCGAGGTTTTCTTGTTTTGTATGGGATATGTAATTATCGAAATAAATCGCTAAAAAATCGCTCGGTATTCTTTGAATTGTTTTACCACCAATTAGTATTTCGGCATACTCTATAATAGCGTGTCCTATAGATTCGACGTATCCTATACCTCCGATACCAGCTACTAAATTCTGTTGTATACTCGATAACTCAAATTTAAAACTCACTGTTTTAAGAAGATCACCTTGATCTTGTGGTATAGTACACCTTATAGTGTTACCAAATTCCACTTCACCTTCCACGTCTAAATCTGTAAAAAAAGGTGCAAAATTAGTATGTTTTTGAAAATTTTTTACGAAGTATGTGTATTCTGGATCATCCGTAAAAAAGGCGTCCTGTGGACCAGATATTTCTAATTGAACACGACCAGCCATTACTAGTATAACTCACTAAAATTTTAAACCACCAAGTCCGCTCTCTATTCTTAACACGTTATAGTTTACTCCATACACATACACTTTGTGACCAAAACTAGAGTCCGGTGTATCGAGTTCCATTTCTATTAAATTGTGTGCTATTCTACTCATATTAACTTGACCGGTCGGGTAATACGTTTCGGGTTTCATTGAAAAACTATACACACCAAAATTACCGTTCGTTATCCCTGTGTAATATTTCAATGGTTGTTCGTAACACAACATTAAAGTATCTGCGTCGATGATTGTATTATTATTAAATTTCATGGTAACTTGTTTTATTGTTTCGTATTTATGTACATCATCACTTATCGCTACAAAAAACATTTCCTTTACCGGGTGTTTAAAATTTAACATACCCGATTTTTTAGATACACCTGGATTAAACTTAAACTGTGACATTTGAATTTGTGATATAACGTATTCGATTGGTCGCGTTTGTAAGAATCTTTTTTCATTCTCGGTTATGAAAAAGAAATCAGAAACCAGTGATACTTTTTTGATCAACGATGAAACATTTGGGGGTGGATCTGATATTGCATTGATAGACCTTGTATATGTTACAATAACGTCTTCCAGTTTTTTAAATTTTATTTCGACTTGAACTTGTTGTTTACTTAGTGCACATACAGGTATTGCTAAACTTGGGTGCCTTAAAAAGTAAAAGGGTAATAAAATATTATAATCCCAATCGTATGATACGTTTATATAATCTCCGTGTCCGGCTAGGAAGTAAAGGGTTTGTTTTATATCATCTTCGTTACTGTGTATATTGTTATACATGTATATGTAATCTCCAGTCAAACGCTGTATAGTTTGACCACCGATACGTAAATCAGCGTATTCTATTATTTGAGCACCTATAGATTCTCTATAACTTACTATTTTAATGTCTATTTGACCACCCATACCGGAGTGTGAAGAACAGTAATAGTATAAAGTTGATGGCGTACTCGAACTATATGTTGGTGTAAAAGTAACCGTAGCTGTACCCGGGTTCGTAACACCAGTTGTGTAATCGGAATAACTGGGTGAATCCGTTGTAGAAAATCTAAACGGGTGTGTTGGATGACTTGCATTGTTGAAGGTATACGTCGTACCTTCGTAAAGTGTGAGTGTCGCCTGTTGAACACCGTCTATAAAGTATTTACCACCTGATTCTGAAACTGTAAACGTTTTATCCGGTGCCGTTGGTCTAGGTAAAGTAAATTTAAGCATCATACTTCTAATAAGATCTCCCTTATTCATTGGTATATTAGACTCAACGGAGCTATCGAAATTAGGATCACCATTGAATGGTGTTTCTATGGCTTCTATTGAAAATTTTGTGTGTCGTTTAAAATTCATCAGGAAATATGAAAATT